GAACATTTCTTCTGTTACTAGTGATGATACTTGTGTTCCATTACTGTACTGATACCATAATCCTTTGTTACTTGTAGGTATTCCTTGATTTATTTTAATTGTAAAACCTTTAAAAATACCAATAGAATTAATAGATTTACCTATTATAGACTTAAATATTTCTGTAGTAGCTGCATATGTTGAACTGTAACCACCAAAACTTAATGTACTAGAAGTTGTACCACACCCAGCTAAACCAGACCTAGCTACATTTAAGTTACTTGTAGTAGCCCAACTACTTCCGTTCCAAATTTCCATAGTAGCTACTACACCACCAGTAGTACCACCAAAACTTAAAGCAGATATAGTTATACCACAACCAGCTAAACCAGACCTAGCTACATTTAAGTTACTTGTAGTAGCCCAACTACTTCCGTTCCAAATTTCCATAGTAGCTACTACACCACCAGTAGTACCACCAAAACTTAATGTACTAGAAGTTGTACCACACCCAGCTAAACCAGACCTAGCTACATTTAAGTTACTTGTAGTAGCCCAACTACTTCCGTTCCAAATTTCCATAGTACTTAAATAGGTACCAGAGTAACCACCAAAACTTAAAGCAGCATTAGATGTACCACAACCAGCTAAATTATATCTAGCTTTATTTAAATTACTTGTAGTAGCCCATGTACTTCCATTCCAAATTTCTGTATTAGCTACTGCAACAGAAGCACCAGTATAACCACCAAAACTTAAAGCAGATATAGTTATACCACACCCAGCTAAACCGGACCTAGCTTTATTTAAATTACTTGTAGTAGCCCAGGTAGTACCATTCCAAATTTCTGTAGTAGCTACTGCAACAGAAGCACCAGTAGCACCACCAAAACTTAAAGCAGCCATGATAGTACCACAACCAGCTAAACCAGACCTAGCTACATTTAAATTACTTGTAGTAGCCCACACACTTCCAGAATTTGGAACATTACAAGTATTATAAATACTAGGACAGTTAAATCTTAACTTTAACTGATAACATCCTTCATTGTTAGGTGTACTTGTACCAGTAAAGTTACTTATAATTCCTTGAGAATTTCCAGTACACCAAGTTAAACCATTATCTAGTGATACATCAACTGTGCTTCTACTAACTGGGGAACCAGTTACATAGTCATAAACTTCTATTGAATTAATGGAAATAGGTAAATTATAAAGATTAACTGTTTGAACATAACCAGAACCATAAGTTAGTGTAGCTGTGCTAAATATACTAGTAGTTGTAGAAGTATCAACAAGATTTACATCTCCAGTAGGAATACCTTGGGTAAATTTTTCATACATTAAAGTAGAAGAAATTATCTCACCTTTGTTGTATAAATTCCATGAATTTTTAGTTTGAGTACCAGATGATAAAGAAGAATTACTTTGAATTATTCTACAGTTAAAACCAGTAAATACACCTTTTTGTGTCCATTTTTGTGTGGCCATCCCAGTAGAATCACCATTATATATTATAGCACTATTGCTATTAGTACCAGCACAACTATCATAACTCATATTAATAGTTGAGGCACTGGTTGTGGCCCATATACTTCCATTCCATATTTGTGTAACATTAGAAGAATAACCAACAGTAACTATAGCATTAGAAGTAGTACCACATGCACCCATTTGCTGATTTCCTACAGGTAAAGAAATAGTAGTAGCCCAGGTAATACCATTCCAAATTTCTGTAGTAGCTACTGCAAAAGAAGCACCAGTATAACCACCAAAGCATAAAGCAGCAGTAGTAGTACCACACCCAGCTAAACAAGACCTAGCTACATTTAAATTATTAGTTGTAGCCCATGTACTTCCATTCCAAATTTCTGTAGTTGCTAATGCAGCACCAGTCCAACCACCAAAACTTAAAGCAGCATTAGATGTACCACAACCAGCTAAATTATATCTAGCTACATTTAAATTACTTGTAGTAGCCCATGTACTTCCATTCCAAATTTCTGTATTAGCTACTGCACCTCCAGTATAACCACCAAAACTTAATGTACTAGAAGTTGTACCACACCCAGCTAAACCGTACCTAGCTTTATTTAAATTACTTGTAGTAGCCCAGGTAGTTCCATTCCAAATTTCAGTAGTAGTAATATTAGCTGTATTTTGAGAAGTTCCTCCACCAAAACTTAAAGCAGCAGAAACAGTACCACAACCGGCACCATAAGCTCTAGGTATATTTAATGAACTTGCAGTAGCCCAGGCATAACCAGCTACACCAGAATTATACTCTGTACTAGAACAATTAAATCTTAATTTTAATTGATATATACCATTAGAGAGATTAGTTCCAACAAAGTTACTAATTACACCTTGAGAATTTCCAGTACACCAGGTACTTCCATTATCTAATGATACATCAACTGTAGACCTATTATTAACTACTGATTCAGAGATAAAATCATATACTTCTACAGTGTTAATAGGTGTAGTTGAGTTGTATAACAACTGGGTTTGAATATATCCTTGTGTATACTTATTTCCAATATAGTTAGAAGTTGTATTTGTTGTATCAATTAATCCCAAAGTACCACTAGCTGTACTTCCAACAGTTTCACAAACAATATTAGGTGAATAAATACCAGCTGTAGTAGGAAGAAGATAAGGTGTAGTATTTTGAGTTTGTAAAACTGTAATCTGATCTAAAATTGTTGCCATTATATTTCTCCTTTGAGAAGAATTTTAACTCTATCAGAAACCATAGAATTGAACAATGCCAAATGATGAATAACTTGCACCATTATTATTATTAATTAAAATTCTCCAATACTGTACTTTACCTACTGGCTGACAAACATTAAAAGTTTGTAGCGAACTATTAACAACTGGGTTTAACGTAACAGCATTATAGTAGGTGGAACCATTAGTAGAATACTGAACAGTACAGTTAGTAACTGTATCTGCACCACCATTGTATGATTGAAGAGATACCTGGTAACACCAGACAGGTGAAGTAAACTGATATTGAATCCAATCACCTGTTATATTTTTAGAAAACCAGGAAGTTGGATTAGTTGAAACATTTCCAAATACTTCTGTACTTCCTAAGTAAGTAGAAGAAGCAGTTGAACCACCAATACATAAAGAAGTATTAGTAGTACCTGTACCAGTTTGTTCCATTCTAGCAGTATTTAATGAACTAATAGTTCCCCAAGTAGAACCATTCCAATACTCATTAGTAGAAATACCAGCAGTAGCATTTGATGTACCACCATAGGCAATAGCACTTGTAGTAGTACCACTTCCAGATAGCCAGTACTTTGCAACACTAATTGTACCTGTAGTAGCCCAAGTACTCCCATTATAAATCTGGGTAGTAGTTAAAAGTGTGCCACTACTATTTCCACCCACACATAATGCACTTATTGAAGTACCAACACCAGCAGAACCAAAACTTATTGTATTAAGAGCAGTAGTTGTAGCCCATGATGTACCATTCCATATATTAGATATACCTAATGAAGTTGCAGCAGCAGTTCTACCTCCAAAAGCTAAAGCAGCAGTGGTAGTACCACATGCTGCAATACTATCACTAGCATATGTTAAAGCACCAGTTGTTGACCATGCAGTACCTGACCATTTATTAGTGTTAGTCGACCCAGTAACTCCAGAAGTAGAACCACCAATACTTAAAGCACTTGCAGTTGTACCGCACCCAGCTAAGAATTCTGTTGTTGCAGTGATACCAGAACTTGTTGTAGCCCATGTAGTACCTGCCCACACTTCAGTTGAAAGAATATTAGCACCAGAGTAACCACCCCAGCACAAGGCATTAGATATAGTACCACAACTACCACTTGCCATTCTTGCAGTGTTAAGTGAACTACTTGTGGCCCATATCTGACAGGGACCAGTTACAGAACCATCAAATGCCAAATAAGCATTCTGACCATAGCTAGAAGCAGATACAACACCATTAGGAAGTAAATTAGTAGTCATTGTAGGTACTGTAATTGGGGAACTACTATTAAGAACAGATATAGCATTACTTGATCCATATATAGCAGTACATACAAATGGGTTACTTGAAATGTATGATATTGCAATAGCATTTCCAGCCATAGCTGACATTGCAGTGGAACTAGATACCATAGAAGCAATAAAAGTACTAGAAGTAAGTACCATACTTACTGCAATAGCATTACCAGCCAGTATAGTCATTGCTACTGAATTACTTGTTAAAGCAGCAATAGCAGTAGGACTATTCAACATAGCAGTTATTAAAACAGAAGATGGAATAATACTAGTCATTGAACTATTATTAGCACATACTAATGGTATAGTATTAATAGCTGCTAATGTACTATTTCCTAAACTTCCATAAGTATTAATACCAGTTCCCACATTATAAGAACTAGCGAAGAATGTATCAACATTGCTACTGTTCATAATAGCATTCATAGCTGCAAGACTATTTGTTACCAATGCCATATTTGTGCTACTAGCACATAATGCTGTCATAGCAACAGAACTATTAGCTATTAAAGACATAGCAGCAGAATTTCCTGAAATAACTGTCATTACAGAACTATTAGCTAGAACATTAGCAAATGTAGCTAGCCCTGTAAGTGTACTATTTCCTAAGTTAGCATAAGTGTTAATACCATTCCCAACACTATATGAACTATTAAAAAAAGTATTAATATTACCAGAATTATATAAAGTAGTCATATCAGTGTAAGATGAAGTTAATAATGCCATAGCAGCACTATTAGCAACAATAAGACTTAAATCAGTACTTGAAATTAAGCTAGAAAGAGCTGTAGAAGTAGTATTTGTAGTTGAAAATACAGGGCTAGAAAATAAAGCAGATGTTGCAGTAGTACTACTAAGAAACATTGATAATGCAGAAGAATTTCCCAATATAGCAGTCATAACTATTGGGTTAGATGTTATCTGAGATAAGGTATTAAGACCCTGTAATGTGGAATTGTTTAAACCACTATATATATTAATTCCATAACCAACACCATAAATAGACCCAAAGAATATATTTACATTATTACTATTTACAATAGCAGTTAAAAGTGTGATACTAGAAGATACTACAACCATAGCATTTTGATTTGTGGAAAGTGCTGTTAATGCCACACTTGACCCAGCTATATCACTTACACCATTTAGTGAAGCTATAGTAGAGTTATTTAGATTAAAAGCACTGTTTAATGAAGCTCCCAATAAATTATTTGAGGAAGCTTTCCTAACTGCCCAGTCTATAGAACTAGCACTTATAGCAAGTTGGAATGTTTCTTCTATCACAGGCTGTAAATCACTACCAGATGAGGAAGAACTTGAAGAACTTGGTACATTAATCATAGGAGCTCCTATTATGAGTAACTTATACTAAGTTACTATTTAAAAATATAAAGACCAATAAAATTTAAAAGATACACTATCAGTTAGTGTCATAACTGGAAATTGTTCAACTGCATATACATATTGTGTTTTTTTTTGTGAAGGGTCAGTGCCAGTGCCCATTAGTGCAGCTAATGAATAAAATTTTGGAGTATTACTATTAATAGAATTTGTAGGTATTTGAATAGTTAAATTCAAAACAGTACCTGACCCTGATGTTAAAGAAGTCATACTCATTACTTTCTCATCTGAAGAAAAAATTGTAGAAGAAGAAGTTTCTGTAACATCTATTTCACTTAATATAGAACCATTGGTTTTAAGACATGGAAAATTATTTGTATTTATATCTGAGTAGTAAGTTGGGTTAAAGGTATCATAACAATTAAATATTCCATTTAACATTTGATTGTTACAATTACCAGAAGCCTTAGTATTACTTATATTATTAATCTCGAATAATGAAAATTGAGTTATCCCAAAATAAGAATAAACTGTTGCTGTGTTACCAGCAGGAGATATAATAAAATTTTTAGCATATGAACTTAAAAGTTGAGCTACTAATAGACTAGCACCTGATGCTATCTTATTAGGTATAGGCCCAAACTTTGAAATAACTTTATCATCTTCTATTATCTCATAAGAAAATAAGCCTTTAAAATTCATAGAAGTTTCAACCTTTTTTACCATACCACTATCCATAGAATTCTGAAGATTTAATTCTGGTGAAAACATTTTTCCTCTATCATTAAACCCCATTTAACTATCCTCCTGTGGTGATATAGGTACTACAAGTGTATCGGTAGCTTCTATATTTAAAGGCTGTAAGCCAGCAAGAAGTGTAACAAGTTCATAAACTTCTGCATAAGGTTTCCTTACTAAATATTGAAGAATTTTTTGGGCATCTTCTTTAGGGATAGAATACACAATTTTAGTATCCATAATGTTTAACCTCATTAATTAATTGGTAATGTATTAGAAAGAATAGCTGTTTCTCTTTCACTTGTTATAAGTGTTTTTGAAACTAAGTAGTCTAAACCTGCTTTAACTGTTGGGTCTGCTAAGTCAATCCAACTAGCTGCTTGAGTATTTTTATCTAATACTCTAAGAATAGCATCCGTTTCGGAAGCAGTCTCAATAGCAATTAATTCAGGAAGTGTAAACAAATTTCTGAACTCAAGTTTTGTAATCTGAGTACTAGGAGGATTAATATTAGATTTCCAAATAGGTACTTCTTCTGAAGTAATTTCAGTAACTTTACCTGTATTATCTGTTGGCCAACTTCCTAATTCACCAACACACTCCATTAAATTAGTAAATTTACCTTGATAAATACCACTAGCAAGAATGGTATAGAAACAATTATCTGGCATATTTGTAGTACAGTCCCCAGCCATTGCACTAGAACCAGCTGCTTGAAAAATAAAATACCTCATTTGTTAATCTCCTTTTAAGATATAGTGGTAACTCGTGTATTACCTGATAAATGAAATGTTACAGTATTTGCAACAGAAGAAGAAATATAAATCATATCCCCTGGCCCACAATGAACTGAAAATTCATTGGTTACACTGCTAGGTGAAATAGTTATATTATATGCTAAATAATAGGCTTGACCTACGCTTTGGCCTGTAGGTACATGGGAAATAGTATATGTTGCTTGTAAAATACCAGTATTTGCTATTCTTAAAACACCATCAATTTCTGTATTAGCTGGTGCAGTATACAAAAGTGTACTTGTTGTAACGGCTGGGCATTGAGAAGCAATCCAACCTCGTTCTGAAGTCTTTGTAATCATTATTTAACTCCTGTGATTAGAAACAGAAAAACATAAATGAATCCGCATCAGATTCTTCCAATGAATTATTACGGCTTGTATTTATTAAACCATCATTACTTGTTATATTAAAAACATTACTTGTTATATTAGAAACATCACTTGTGATGTTAGAAACATTACTTGTGATGTTAGAAACATTACTATTGAGTGTATTAATACTTGATGATATAGTATTACTTATATTATTTACAACCGTAGTATCATTAGCTACAGTGGTAGCTAAATTGTTTAAAATAATACCAAAAGCATTTAATTCATCATTCATTTGCGATATATTAGTAGAAGTTGCCATGTTACTAATATTTGCAGTAAGTGTACTGATATTAAGGGTATTATCTCCAACTTGATTTTGTAAAACAGATAATTCATTTAAATTTATATCTGTTTGTACCTGAAGTAGTAGTATATCATTTGAATTAGAATTAATATTATTTACAATATTGACAATAGTATTGTTAGATAATAGATTATTAATCTTTTCAGTTAGATCATAAATATTTTCAGTTAGAGTATTTATAATATTGTCAATATTATTATTAGGTAATAGAGTATTAATCTTTTCGGTTAGAGTATTAATATTGATAGAGTTATTATGTATATTTACCTGTAGTAATGTTATATCATCTGTATTAATCTGAATTTGTGATAGTGCTATAGCAATGTTATTAGTATTAGTATGTACTTGTGAACTTAAATCAAGAAAATTACCAGTAAGTATGTTATTATTCTCAATAATGGTTTGATTGATACTAGTAATTTCAGAATTAATGATATTTATATTTTCAGTATTGAAAAATATATTTTGGGTATTAATATTAACTTTTGATTGTAATATTGATATATCATCACTGTGTACTGATATGGAAAGTGTATTATTTGCTATATTTTCACTGTTAATCTGTATATTATAATCAGCTATAGTAAGTATAGAAGTTAAAGTAAAATCTAAGGTATTTCTTAAATTATCTTGCTCTTCTGTGATTTTAACATACATATCATTAAATTTAACTGGAAGGTTTAAATCTAAAATATCATCAAGTATTTCTTCCCTTAAATTATATACAGCATTATTCAACTCAGCACAAATATTATGAACTTCTAAAGTTAAAGAGCTTATTAATGAAGAATTAGTAGTTGTGGTATCATATATGGATAGAACATCATCAGCTAGTTCACCTGTATCATAATATAAAGAACCACCTATGCTTTCTCTTGTTCTAAGTGCAAGATTTAGCTTAGATTCTTCAATATTAGCATTGCTTTGAACATTAGCATCTGTAATTCCTAATGTAGGTGTTAAACTTGGAAGTATTAATGATATATCAAAACCACTATCAGTTGAAAAAAGATTTAATCTATTTATTAGATAAAAATCATTCTGAAGTAGCTGAACTGGCATTCTATTTCCACTACCTGAATTATTTCCCCTTATTCCACCACTTACTGGTTCCCCATTTTGAAGCCATGATAAAGTAGGATTTGGTAACTTATTTGCCATGATTTCTCCTAGTTACAAATGGCTTTTAGTAGAATCATGATATTGGTCTAGTAATTCCACTAAAATGAAGATTGTATGCAAGGTTAGGTGTATTGGGTAATGATGCCCATATTGTTTCACCAGCATTAGCATTTATTTTAACATTATAACAGGAACCAGCTATGATCGAAGCATTAGATGCTATAATGTTTCTTTCAGGTGGTGTACTTCCTGCCACTATAGTATTGTCACAATGGTATACTGTCATAGGAATATTAATAGCGTCAGAACTAGAAGTAGAATTAAGTGTGATAATTCTTAATATTCCTGTTGAACATTTCCCATCAGGTACTACATATAATAAATCTGGGGAAGGTGTAGCAGGTTGAACAGTTAATGTTCCATCAGTATTATATGTTGAAGGTGTGGAAGCTGTTAGTGAAGCATTTACTGTTGCTAATGTTGGAATATCATTTGTATTAACTACGCAAGAAGAAAATAGAACACCATACTTAATATTAGCTATAACTGGCCTATTTGTACCAGTTAAAATAAACGATACATCAGAAGCATTATTTAATACAATTCCTATTTTTTCACTATCTCCCATAAGAACTGGTATTGATAGAGAAGAATTAGGTATAACTAAATAGTTTGAGTATATCCAATGATAACTACAACCTATGCTTAGTTGTGGTACAGTATTAGTAAAATGAGCAATACTTATATTTGCTGTTATTAAGCTGTTATTATTTATTTGTAATGAACCTATGGTATAAGTTCCAGGTTTAACCATATAAAACCAGTTAGAATTATTAGCAGTTGCAACAGTACCATCGGAATTATAGCTAACTGGGTGGTAATCATTATTAACCCCCAATGTGCAACTAGCTAGTAAACCATTTAAGATAGCCATTTATACTCCTTTAAGATATTGGTCTATTGATTCCACTAAAATGGAAACAGGCTGCTGAATTTTTATCAGCAATAGATGGATTAACTGCCATTCTAATAGTTTCACCAGCAAAAGCAGTTACATTAACTGTGTATGCTTCATCACTTAAAAATAAATTAGTACTGGGCATTATTATTGATCGTTCTAAAGGTGCTAAGGTAGTATTCATACTTGAATCACACTGATAAATAGTAACTGGTGCAGAAGTCGGTACATTGGTCATATCTGTATATGATATTGGAATAGTATACATAACCCTAAGAATACCTGTTACCATAGTACCTGCAGGTACAGTATAAATAATAGCAGGACTAGGAAGAATAGGTAAAGTTACATCTATACCAGCTACACCATTAGGTGTAATACCCCCTGAAACAATACCACTTGCTAATATTCCATAATTATTAGAAGGATTATTTTCTTTATTTGATCCAATTAGCTGAACAGATACATCAGTTGTTGTATTACCTGGTATTACATAGAATTGATCTTGACTTCCTGCTATAATAGGAATACTATATACTGAACCCTGACTTTGAACTTGTAAAGGAAAAGAAGGAAGTATTTCATACATTAAAGAAGCATGACCATTTCCGTAGCCACCATTAATACAATGAAAAATACTAAGTGCTGGTACTCCTGAACCATTATTAATACAATTAAGAGAAGCAATAGTGTATGTTCCAAGTGGTACTTGATAAAAATAAGCATTGTTGTTTAAAATCATACTACCATTAGAATCAGAACATACTATACCTGTTGTAGCATTTATACCAAAAGTTTCACTAGCTAATACACCTGTGATGGTTGTCATATATTACCCCTAAGAAATTAATCTATTTGTACCTGTTAAGTGAAAAGTCAGACAACCATTTAAAGAATTAAGACTGACCCTTATAGATTCACCAGCATTTGCTTTTATATTCATTGTGTAAACACTATTCCATTGTAATATAGTATTAGGAATAATGGTACATTGTTCTGGTTCAAGATTATTTCCTTCTAGACTCGCAGTAGCCTGATAAACAGTAAATGAAACAGGAAGTCCTGTTTGAAGAAAATTAATACACCTTAATGTACCTATAGTATAGGTTCCCAATGGTACTGTATATATTGTTGCTGGGGAAGCATATAACCCTGAAATTCCAGAATTAATATATGTGCCTACACCTACAACACAATTAGCTAATATACCAAATGTATTCATATGATACTCCTTTTAATTTAGTCTATTAGTACCTGTAAGTATAAAAGAAATATCATCTGCAGTAGCAGAACCCACACTTACCCGTATTGACTCACCTGCTATTTCACTAGAAGAAGCTATTATGTTTACTATATAAATAGTATCTGGTAATATAGTAACATATGGAACTATTATTGTACTTAAAGGTGATGTTTCCCCTGCACTAATATCTAATGGGCAATGGCATACTTGAACCATAGAACTTACTGTACCATTATTAATACATTTTAAAGTACCTATAGTATGAGTTCCTAATGGAACTGTATATAATGTGGCTTCAATTACGCCGGTATTCTTTCCTAGAATACATGAAGCCAATATTCCATTCTTAGTTGACATATTAAATTCCTTTAAAATGCTATTGAAAAAAAGAAAGAATCATCCTCTACCATATAAGCTACTTCTTGTGCAGTATTTAGTGTAATACCACTGTTGTTCTTGAGAGTAGCAACATCACTTTGCAATGTAGTAACATTACTTTGTACTGTAGTAACACTACTTTGTACTGTAGTAACACTACTTTGTACTGTAGTAACATTACTTTGCAAGGTAGTAACATCACTTTGCAATGTAGTAACATTACTTTGCAATGTAGTAATATTTGTAAGCATGGAAGTAAGTTCAGGATTAGATGACCCAGTTAATAGTGAAATAGCAGCATTAATACTATTAATTTCCTGATTAAGAACAGTAATACTAGCCTGCAAGGAACTTAACTCTGTAGAACTACTACTAGATAACCCATTTAATAGTGAAATAGCAGTATTAATACTATTAATTTCCTGATTAAGAACAGTAATACTAGCCTGTAAGGAGCTTAACTCTACAGAACTACTAGATGCACCATTATTTATAGAAAGGGTATTATTAATGATATTAATTTCATCTTGTAAAACTGCTATATTATCTAATATAGTTGGTAACCCTGGGATAGATATTACACCTGGCCCTGTATCATCACTTAAATCTATAGGTTGAGAAAACCAAGTTAATATTCCATTAATAGCATGAATTTCTCTTTGTATAACTAAAACTTCTGTTTGTATAGAAAATAAGTTAGTTATTGTTTCAGAAAACAGTGCATTATTTATTATATCTACAGATTGTTTTAAAAAATTAACATCACTGTTAATTATAGATATATCATCTTTAATATTCTCAACGGTAAATACCAATCCTTGAGTTAAACGTATCTCAACTGAATTTATTTGATTATTTAAATTTATTACATTGCTATTTAAAAAATCTAATGCACTATTTATGGTATCTACATCAGTACATAAACTTTTAATATCTTCTGTTATATCAAGAGTTGTCTTATATATTCCACCACTGACCCTATCATTCCCCACAAAAGATAATGCAAGTTTAGACTCTACTATGGCAGCATTTACTTGAACATTAGCATTTACTATTCCTAAATTTTCTGTCAAACTTGCTAGTATAGATTGTGCTATAATATTATCATTATTATCGACAATTTTTGAAAGTTGCGATTCTAAAAATATATCATTAGCCAGCAAGTCAACAGCAAGCCTATTTAGTAAACCACTACTGCTACCAGTATTATCTCCATCTATGGTTTCTCCATTTTGAACCCATCTAAGTTGCGTGTTTATGGCCATAATACTCCTCTTAGGAAAGTGCAAAAGTCCATTCAAAACTTAGCACGCTGCTGTCAAACTTCATCAGTGCAGGAAATGTCTTCCTAGAAATCATTTTCATTGTTGTCCCCAATTTAATAAATATACCTGCTTCAGTAAAGAATTGAAGATGGGTTAATCCTTCTTCTGTTTTTACTACATTAGAATCAGTAAATGATACAGCTACTGGTGGAAATGATTCTGTAATTCCATTGGATTTAAGTATGGAAATTGTATCTGTAAATGTTGATTGTTCTGGTATATTTCCAGTGTTGATATCTAACGATATATATAGTGTTATTGTTTGTATAGAATACTGATTATATTGTGTACTATAATTAGTTATTGTGGTTGAATAAACACTATTATATAAATCAGTATCAGAAGATATAGGAGGTACTGGTAGGAGTACATTGCCTATTTCATTGCCACCATTTCCTAATTTAAATACTATACTAGGTTTACCAGAATTATCAACTACACTAGAAGAAGGTATAGCAATATAGTTAGAATCATCAAATGTATTAATAATCTCTGAAAAAATTGGTGAAACATACTGTTTAAAATCACCATAAATTATACCATTGTATATTGGTGGGTCACCTACTTTTAAAGTATAAAAATCTCTAACTTTTCTACCTTCACCTACAGTAATTGAAGCATAGTCTGAATATATAGGTAATCTAATTGCCCCATCTTCATATTCTAATAGTATTCTATTATAATTCCCTACTACTATATATGGATCTTGAACATAAACATCTAAAAGATTAGAAGGTTTATAACATATACTATCTGGGCAGTTTGGGTCTGGTGGACATTGTGTTCCAAATAAACCAGAATAATCAGGTGGTTGAGAAGGTAAACATTTTAATTTACCAGTAAAGTAACCCATATGAGGTGATTTATAAATAGAATACAAATTAGGTAATCTATTTAATCCCCAGTCATATACATCGCAAAGATTATTATTAATTTCATATAGTAATGATTCTTTTAAAACTAAATCTTCTCCTCCTAAATCTTTGTATACCTCAATATAAGCTATTGTAGCACATACGTCTAATAGTAATTCAAGAATAGTAAGTATTAAATTATAAGTATTTTGACCTATGAATATATTATTCTTTGAACCTACTTTTACTATTATACCATTTCTTATGTTAGAATCAATCCCTAAAGAATTATTAGTAACAGTAGATACATATTGTGGATCATACCAGGGAATAATATCAATACTTATGTTAAAAAAATTAAATAAATTCTTAAATGCAGTTAATGTGCCTTTAGCCTTAAGTATATTAGGAAGATTTATTAGGTACGCTTTTTCTACACTAGAACTAATGTACTGACCTAAACTTTCAGTTAAAGATTCCATATTAGTAACTATCATACTTCCATCTTTAATTGCTTTAAATTCGGAAATATCATTAGTTTGGTATGAATCCCAAAAATTCTGAAGTTGTAATAGATCATCTTCAATATCTATTATTTCTCTATAAAAACCATGATTAAATAATGTGCTATACACGTGTGTAGCTGGATTAAAAGCTACATCAACTGATACACCAACATCATTTATTATAACAACTGGATAAACTTGATGACCATAAAGGTTTCGTAAAGGTGCAGTACTAGGTTTTAAAACGCATGATCCATTCATAGTAGAAGTACTATCTTCTAAAAAGAAATTTCCATTTTTAGAAAACCACAGCGCTCCATTATCCATATCAATGGATATTCCAATTGTATCACCAGCACCATACCTTAAATCAAATCCAACTGTACTTTGTAAAATAATATTTTCTGATAATGATCCATCTGGATTAACTACTAATCCATTAGTGATAATACCAGAAGAATAATAAAACCAATAACTCAAACTTTCATTGACATTTACATAATTGTTAGAATCATTAATAATGTTACCAGTATTAAACCTATTATTTACAATACCAATTCCTATGTCTACATTACTATTTCCTATTTTATATTCCCAGTACCATTTTCCAGTAGTCAAAGATAAATCTGCTATAGCACAGTTACTACTACTAATTGTACTACTACTTACTACTGGAGAAATACTACTAACATCAGAACTAGTAGTAGTACAAAATAAGGTAGTACCATCATACACAATGTTTTTTCCAGTAGTGGAAAAGGTATTATACGAAACAAGATTTCCAGACAGTGTTTGTGAAAATAGCTGTAAAGTTTTAAATAAAACATTGGTATAAGTAAATACAGAAGATTTATCTTGGTTTTTCTCTAGCCAGGTATATGGTAAGAAATTAGTAAAATCCATTAGGATGTCTCTATTACAATTGTTGTTATTATACTATCAACACTAGTTCTTAGATATTGACCCCAATCTAAAATTATTTCTTTATAAACTTGAGTTTGGGGAACAAATATTAAATTTCCTTTACTATCTATTGTACTTGCTAGGCTTATTGATGTTATATCTATCCTATTCACTTCTGTTATAGAATTATAAATATTTTTAATTAATTCTGTTGGATAGAATGTTTGATTTAATGTATATATATATGATACTACTAAACTGTATATTGTACTGCTGATACTTGAAATATTAGGGTATAGATTAGAAAGGGTGATAGAAAAATTAATTTGTAAATGTTTCCATTTAGGTGGTGTAACAATTACATTGGTAGAAATCATTTTATAATTAGTCAAGTATGATATCAATGAAGTATTATTATTAATCCAGTATGTAGTAGGGTCTGACCACTCAGGCCTTCCTTCTGTAATTATATTTTGTGTTAAACAACATACTTCTACAGTACAGCATGAATCAACTGCTTCCTGATAAAGTGTTTGTAGTTGGCCAGCAGTTAAAGATATAGAATTAGTTGAAGATTTAGTAGCTGCTATTATATAATTTTCAAAAGCAGTATCCATATTACCTTCAAAGTATTTTCTAGCATATGCGTCTGTTATTCCTGCAAATGCTAATAAAATATATCTCCAATCATTTAATGTGACTGCTCTATTTTGTGCTGCATACCACCCAGCTAATGACTGTTTTATTTCAGCTACTGGATCTTCATCAGAACCACCATATATAGCAGTATTTACTACTACCGTACCAGTTAAAGAAGCACTAGTTAAATTACCATATTGATCCATTACTTTAACTGGGAATACTTGAGTACCTAAACTAGTACTAGCAGGTATGTATATACCCCTTCCTTCTGTTACAACATAAGCTACTAAAATTAAATCAGTAAGGTTTAATTTATAACCATTAGTTCCATCTCCAAATACAATATATACACCACCATTATAATATGTTCTAACTATTACAGTATTACTATCTACACTTTGGAATTCATTAATCCATTGAATATTTTTAGAACCAGTTACTGGTGTTAAAGCATTATTAGAATCTGCACTACATATAGTAAAAGAAATTATTTGATTCTGAGTCAAAGTATCTGTTACATCAGAAATAGTAAATGTACCATTATCACTTATAATTAATCTTTCAAAATCATCACCTTGAAAACTTATAGTAGGTATATTTACCCCATTAAATGTATAACTTGTATTAGGTGTGTTTGTTAATAGTGCATAAGATAAGTTACCTTGTATTACAGGAATAGGTGTAGGTGAAGAAGCATCAGTTAAATAATTTTTTATACCAGCAGGTATAGTTATTCCTTCTGGGTTAGAAATTAATGTCATTACTGAAGGATTATACCCAAATACTTGTTGAGTAGTAATGGTAACTGGTACTGGAAGAACACTGTCAAATACTATATTTATAGTACCCATTGCAGGGTTTTTTCTATTCACACCATAGCCTAACATATCAGCAATTAAATATACACTAGTTTTGTTTTGTGCTGTAAATAAGTATTGTTCTCTAAGCCTATTATCCATTTTAAACATTAAAAGTTCGGATATGCCAGTCATAAGGTCAATCATAGTTAGCCCAACGGAAGATTGAAACATATCTTTCCATCTAGCATAGTCTGGTAATGTGACTAAATAATTCTGAATAGCCTGTTGTATCTGAAATCTAGTGTAATTTCTACCATCAAGTATTAACCCCATTACTCCTCCTAAAATAAACAATCACTTAAAAATCCAGCTGCCTTCTTATGACCGCCACCACCATATTTCTTTGCTATTATAGAAACATCAATATCATCTTTTAAAGTATAAATAGAAACTTTATACTTATTATTCTTAATACTAAAAATCATTAAAATATCTACTATTTTATAATCTGGATGTTTTTTAAATAATAAAGTATTTCCATGAATTTTATTAATAGCTAATACATTGTAACCTTCCCAGTTCACTACAAAAGCATTCTTAATTTCTCTAGCATTAATAATATCAACATAATTTTTTATCAGGCACCCATTACTTAATATTAATGGAATATATTTATCATTAAAAATATATTTTTCCCATTTTGATATTTTTTCTGGGTTTAAATCTAAATTTTCTACCCCATAATGAAAATTTAAAACATCACAATCTAAATCCCATATATCATACCTACCAAGATAGGTAACTCCAAGTGGTACACTTTCTTCAATAAAATACTTCCATGTTAATATACAGGCTGCTGTACCATCAACTTGTGAACCTTTAAAATCTTCTAGATTTAAATCTCTGATTTTAGAAATATGGTGATCTATATATACCAAGTTAGTTATAGAATTTAATCTAATCATTTCATCAGCAGATAATGATATATCAACTAGGTATACTGTATCCTCTTCTTTAATTATATTCCACGGAAAGATATCACCATAATTAAAAGGGTATAATATTGTTTCAGGTACAAAATATTTTACAATTGACCCAGAACACTTTCCATCTAAATCCTCAGAATGATAAAAACAATGTATCATATATATTTTCCTATTGTATGACTGCATTTAAAAGACCAGTATACATAAAGTTACCACTAAATCCATATATATCTAAGCACAATTCTAAGGTATATATATAGTTATCTGTGTCTGGTGTTACAACACTCTTAAAAGGGTTGACCCTAACCCTAGGATCCCAGTCATTAATTCACCTCATAAGTGCTGTTTTAATTTTCATAGCTGTAGCAGTACTTATAAGTTCAAATAGTAATGTATCTAACTGACACCCAAACCTAGGGTTAAATAGTCTTTGAAAAGGTGCATACCCTATCAATATTTCTATTGATCCTTTAATAGCTGCTAAGTCTATTGCAGGTAAAGCTGAACCATTAATATCTACATCACTATAGAGCATTATTGTAATCCTTCCCTAGCTACTGTTATATTACAACTATAATGACCATCTAGTATTTGATGGGCTACTTTTGTAGATAACCATAATCCCATAAAAGGTGTAATAGCCTCATTAGTTTCAGTATGTGTAAAATTTCCTTCTAGACAGTCTAGTACATAAGCATCAATATATACTCCTTCAGCTTGAACTATTTCCATAGAGGCTGCCGATATAGATGACCTGCACTGAAGATTTTGACCTTGTGCTTTTAACCAATTTTTATGAACATTGTCATTTATTGTAGAATGAGCAGCAAACTTAGTAAAATCATCCATTCCTACAGATGAATTAATTATTTCTTCAGTGGTACTTGTTTCTTGGTCAGTTGTACCACCTTCCCAGTCATGAAAAGGTATTATTCTAGTCTTTCCTAACCATGAACCAAAAAACCCATCTCTATTATGAATTTGTTGAGTATCTATCTTAATATCAACTTCACCTTGTCCAAAAGTAAATTTCTTTTTTAGAAATGATTTAGCAGGTTTAAATAGAAATTTACCATCCCTTCTAGCAGCATATAATGCAGGATTATTATCTTCAAAATAGCTATGCGTACATACTTCTTCTAAAAATCTTCTATCTGAAGTATTAGATTGTATCCACATCATTTTATCTTTAGATGTTTCAACATCAGGTGTTAAACTATTCCTACTAGCTACCGTAGAAATTACATCACTTGAATTTTGTAAGTCAGAAGTAGAATTATAAATATTCATTAAATGTTTAGTGTAATAATCCATTGAATTATATGTCATATATAAATTAACCATCCATTGATTATTACCACCAAATGTTCTTACCTGTTTTTTAAATACTGTGAATTTAGAAGTAGTTTCTATACTTTCTCTCCCCATACCTATAGATACATCATAACCAGGGTCAGTGTATTGTTTAACTTTATCCCAATCAGTTGTTTTGAACATTAGATTACAAAAAGGTAAAGCTAAGTCAGAAGTTTCAATTATTTTAATACTTCTAAATTCTTCTTTAAAATCATCATCACCATTAATATCTAAACACCAAGCTGCTTCTACACCAAACATGAGTATAATCTCCCTCATTCAAATTGTTGAAGAAATAAATTTCTTTTGTGATAAATACATTCTTAAAGGATCTTGTTTAGGTATATTTATTGATGTTACATTATCCATAGTAAAAGGATCTACTAAATTATTAAACATTAATATTAACCACCAAAAATCAGTATCACCAAAAAAGTTATATGATATATTATCTATTCTATCACCATACTGAATAGTATATATTGAAAAAGGTAAATTATAAAAACTTGAATCTAATGTTTTAGCTAAAATATCAAAATCATTTTGAGTATTAATATATGATAAAACTATTTTTTTATCACATATTGTTTGCTGTTTAACTTGATTCTTAACATAGTTAAACGTATCGCTTTGTATTTGGCCATAAGTTGATGGTATATAAATAGCCATATATACTCCTTATTATGTTGGGAACCAGGCTAAAAAATCTGTAACAGTAACTAGCATTTTTGTTTTAAAAGTTAAACTCATATCACATCGTATTGGTTGACCATCATCTGTTAAAGTATTAGAAAAGTTAGCAGTACAATTTGTAGCTATAAGCCATCTATCGATATCAAGGTAGTTATTAGATATACTTGCATAAGTATTTGTTAATTTATTGTAATTAGTCTTTAATAATGCATTATTATTTTCAGGCATAACCCAAGACATTATTGTTTTAGCAGGAAGAATTACATCCATTTCTGAATCATCTACTGCTATAAATGCAAAGTCTAACGTTATATCCATAGGGCTACTACCCTGAAATACTTGTGTACTTAGTGTTTGTGAAAGGGCTGTTTGACCAGTAATTGCAGTTATTCCTGGAAGTGCAGCACCTGGTTGACCACACATAGCTGACCATTCTGATACAACTGTAAAAGATATATCTTTTGTAAGATATACTATTTGTGAACCTCCTACTGGAGGAGTAATTGTTGTTTTATATATATCAGAAGCTTTAAATTGATTAAGAAATAATTCTGTCATAACTATACCTCAGATTAAGTCACTACTAAAGTACCCATTTTTCAAGATATTATACTTCATGCCATAAAATGCACGTGCTTCAGACCAGCGTAGTTCACCCAAGAAGACCACTACCTATCATCATTATTAATGCTTCAAAATCTCCAGGAGGTTGATCTTTATTATTATCACCAGTAGATTTTGAACCCATTGTAGGTGAAGCAATTGATGGTGTATGAACAGGTGGTTCACCATGAAAATGTTCTGGGTGTGCTGCTTCTGTTGAATCTCTTTGCATTTTAACTTCTGATGCAATTTGTTGTTCTTGACCTACTGGTACAGCATTTAATATTGGGCCAGTTAAATCATTTCTAGGTGAAATTTCATTACTGATGGGCATAGAAGGTTGCAGACCTTCATAGATACCTTTAGTGTTAAATGCTGCATCAGGCGGCACATAGTTACTGATAGGTTTAGCTGTGGCACCAGAAGGTGGTAGGCCTTCATAGATACCTTTAGTGTTAAATGCTGCATAAGGCGGCACATAGTTACTGATAGGTTTAGCTGTGGCACCAGAAGGTGGTAGGCCTTCATAGATACCTTTAGTGTTAAATGCTGCATCAGTCGGCACATAGTTACTGATAGGTTTAGCTGTGGCACCAGAAGGTTGAGTTATACTACTTATTAAATCACCTGGTATTTGTGAAATACTTTTAGTTAAGTTAAGAGGAGATTGTATTAATCCAGATATAGCACCACCTAATGACATTTGTGGTGTACCAATACCTTCTGGTATACCACCTATACCACCTTTAGTATTATATTCTGCATCAGGTGGCACATAACCACCAGCCCTTGGTGGTACTTGAGCAATATTAATTGGTGGAGCACTTGTTGCGCTGTAACCAATATAATTACCTATGGAAGGTGCTGTACCTGTACCCTCAATAGATACACCTACTGGTGAAACACCAGTAGCACTAGGTACTGTATAACCAGTAGGCATAGCATGTGGTATATATTGACCAACTGGTGTAGCAGGTGTAGCCTGTTGTACTGGAGAAGAAACATTGGTAGTAGCTGTAGAAGATGATTGAACCATCTTACCACCATTACCCACCATTGATTCTATCTGATTAGCATAATTTGATACTGCTGTCTGAGTAGCAGTAGAATAATTAGTCATAGCCTCTTGTTGTTGTGCAGGGGTCATTTTTGCTAATTCTGTCTGAGTAGGTGCTTTAAGGACAGGTTTTTGTGATGATAAATCTTGTAACTTCTTTTGTATAGCTGCTTGCCCCTCAGGAGTCTGTTGAACTGCTGGTATACCACCCCAATTAGGTCTACTACTAGGTGTACTAGGAATAGATGGTATACCACTAGGTGTACTATAAATAGATGGTGATGTAGTAGTAGTAGTTGGAGCCATATTTTCTAAATTAGAAGTTAAACCCATACCAGAAGTAGCAGTACTTGCAGTAACACTTGCTGGTATAGAAACACTTGCTGGACCTGATGGAATAACATCACTTGCAGCAGCTGCAGTAGGTGATAACAAACTACCTATACTGCTTCCTAGTGTACTTGCTAATGATGTACCTGAAGTAGCACTTCCTGGTGCATTAGTATTAGTTGGACCAGCAGAAGCAATTGCTTCTGGGGTACCAGGAACTGGTGTATGCGTACCACCAAATAAATCGGTAGGTGATGTAGTTCCTGGTAATACTATTCCAGCATCAACTGAGGCTTTAGCTGCTTCAGTATTATCTTTACCAGTAGCTAAAGATGCTTTTTCGTCAGTTAATGTTTTTTTGTCAGTAGCTATTTGTTCTGGAGTCTTAGGTGTACCATCTGGATTAGTAGTAGAAGCTAATGCTTTATCTCTATCTATCATTTTCTCTGCCGTTATTTGTTCATCACCCTTTACCCAATTTCCATTTTTATCATAATGACCAAACCTTCCAGACATTCCTGTTGCACCAAAATGTTCTGCTCTATCTTCCTTAACCTGCATTATAGCTTGTATTTTAGCTTTATCATCAAGTTTAGACCATCCTTCTTGACCACCAGAATTTTTTATAGCTTCAGTAAAAACAGCAATTGCCCCAGTATCTTTTTCATACTTATTTGCATAAGATTTTTTTCCTTTACCATATGTTACATCAGAAGAAAATAATTCTTGTTGTAACACATTCCCTTCTTTACTAATATCTACACCAGTATTTTTATTAATTGCCTTTATTGAAGGATTAAAATCTGTTTCTTTTATAGTATCTACTTGAGCCTGTGCTAAACCAGCTTGATCTAAATTTGCTCTTTCTGGATGTGCTGCAAAATCTTGCCATTTATTTACAAAATCTTGGTTACTACTTATAGTACTTAAACCTTCTAATGATGTTTTTGGATCTACACCCATTGCTTTTTCAATATCTGGGTGCATTTGAAGAAATTTAGGGAATACACCTACCGCAGAATCCATTTGAAATCTACCATATGCAAAACCTTTATTTCCAGTTGTAGAACTAACAACTTGACCACCCTTTCCATTTGGATCAATATTAGCTTGAATATTTCTTTGTGCTTCAGATTTATTTTTACCTACTTCAAATGCTTGTGATAAATCTCCTATTCCTGTACCAGGCATTGTACCAGTAGATTTAACAGAAGGCATATTTGCTGTAGGACTAGTTGGCCCAGTACTTGTAACAGTAGCATTACTTGCTGTAGAAGTATGTTCTGGTACAATAGTACCTTTAGCATTGATATAAGAAGGAACAGTAGTTCCTGGAGCTACATTTTCTTGAGGTGCATTAACTACACCTAAACTTTTATTTACATTATCTATCTGTGCCTTAATAGCAGCAGCATCCGCATTATTCTTAACCGTTTGATCTGGTGTTACTTGACCACCACCAAACCAAGTACTAGGTTTAGTCCAAGAAAATTGTTGAGCTGGCCCTAGTTGTTGTTTTTCAATTTCTGATTTACCTAATCCTAATAGTGGTTTTTCATACTTCTTTGCTTCTTCTTTAAGTTTATCTGCTTTTTTATGAAGTAACTCATTATAAACGTCTTTATTAATAGATGAAGTATCTAAGTTTTCATAATATTCTAAATCTCTTCTTTTCTTAGCTAGCTCTGCTGCACCATCAACTACTTTACCCCAATCAGTACTCGTAATTTCACTATTTAATTCTGCTATCTTTGATTGAACTAGGCTTTGATATTCTTTTAAATTTTCATCATTATCTAAACCAGCATTTTTATCTCCAGGTGTTTTCATTTTAATAGTATGTTTAGAAGGACCTTTTGTTATTGGTTCTTCATTTTTAATTCCTGGAATATTAACTGGTTGTGATGGACTAGGTTCAGAAGTAATTCCAGGTAATGTAGTTGTACCACCTAAAGGTTGAAATGTAGAAATATTATCTTTAGCACTTTGTAAATTTTTAATATTCCTTTCACTTTGAGATTTAACATGCTCCGCAGTTACACTATCCATACCAAAATTTAACTGACTCACATATTTACCTAAACCAGGAATTTTAGCTATTGTACTGCCTATGCCAGGAATTTGACTAATTGTAATTGGTGCTGTGTTGTCATTAGCAGTACTTTTAGCTTTAGATATTTGTTCATCAAGTAGCTTATCCATTTCCATTTTATTTAATTTATCTGGATTAGCATTTAATTTAGTATAATGATCTAATTCATTCTGTACCTTCTTCTTGTTAGTGTCAGTATCAGGCATAGTACTAAGTTTGTTAGTTAAATCAGTAACTTTAGAACCTACTAAAGTTTTATACATTTCATCTTTATTCTGCATACCAGACTGGGTATTTATATCAAAATTAGAGTATTTTCCAGGTAAATTAGAAGTATCTAAGTTAGTATCATGAGGTGCTACTACAAAAGGATTTATTTGTTTAGGTATATTAAGCATCCCTGCATTACTTTGGGATTCTTTAAATGTTTTAGCTTCATCTGACATTTTAAAAGAAGAATCTGCTGCATTAGCATCAATTTCTCTTTTCCAACCTTTTCTTTTTGCTTTGGTTTCAGCCAATGCTTTATCTGCTTTTTGGGAATCTTCAACTGCTTTAAGTTGTTTTTTATGGGATTCATCTATACCACTAAGTTTACCTATGTTTAATAAACCACCAGTACCCCATCTTGCTGCATTGCTAACGGCTGACATATATTTTGTACCAGTACTAACAGGTGCTCCACCAGGTACCCCATAATCTGATTCCGCACTATTCCACCCTCTTATCCCTCCTATAGTACCTGATGCTAACGAAAGCAGAGGTATTTCTGATGCTATCCCTCCTATAGCTGGAAGCAACCCTGATAAACCACCAGCAGCTAAACCTTCACCAGCAGCACCAGCTAAACCTTCACCAGCAGCACCAGCCAAACCTTCACCAGCAGCACCAGCTAAACCTTCACCAGCAGCACCAGCCAAACCTTCACCAGCAGCACCAGCCAAACCTTCACCAGCAGCACCAGCCAAACCTTCACCAGCAGCACCAGCCAAACCTTCACCAGCAGCACCAGCCAAACCAGCAGCACCAGCACCAGCCAAACCAGCAGCACCAGCGCCTCCAAATAATCTACCAATAAGGCTCTTACCGCCTACCAAACTAGAAATAATACTATTTAACCCACCACTAAAATCAGTTGGGGGTCCAACATTAGGCCCATTGGGTATATTAGGCCCACTAGGGCCTATGTCTGCATTAGCATTACCACCTAACATGGAACCTAAGCCTAATATTCCACCAATACCACCTGCTACCTTACCTACCTTACCTACCTTACCTAAAATTCCTTTTTTCTTTGGAAGACTATAAAAGTTTGGGTTATATTTTGACTTATTATAGCCACCACGATTAAATAAACCACCTATTTTACTGGATGCCCTACTAAATAATCCTGGTTTTTTATGTTGAGTTTCATATTTTGGTATATAGGATGCTTTTTTAAAACTACCAATACCAGGTACTTCTACATTTTCATAGTCACTAGGTACAGCACTAGGTACAGCACTACCTCCGAACATACCACCAATAACCCTACTAGGAGCACCAATGACATGCTTAACTTTACCACCCACTCTACTAAAAAATCCAGGCTTATTTGGGCCAATTGCAGTACTAGTAGCACTATGTTTAAGAGCATTTAATTCTTCTTCTGATAACTTTGCTAATTCTTCTTCTGTCTTTAATGAGTCTTTTCCTAAGTTAGTTAATGAAGCAAAACCTTTCTTTAAGGTTTCTTCTCTAGCTACATCATTTAATGCTTTGATAAACTCAGGATTCATACTAGCAAATGATCCTGGTGAAGTAGTACTAGATGTAAAACTAGCACTATCCAATGAAGTACTTCCTGATGTTGGTGAACTACTTATTCTAGAAGAACCTTCAGATTCATCCTCTATATCTTCTGTAGAATATTTTCTACCAAGTACCTTACCAAGCATTCTACTAAAAAATCCAGGTTTTTTTATTTGATCCTGGTCATCAGTATCATTACTTCCAGTGTCACTACCAATATTACCTTTTGATTCACTTCCGTATAACTTTTCCCATCTATTTAATGTATCACTATTATGTCTAACACCTTTAGAATCTATATTATGCCATATACCATTTTCATCCTGTTTATTTTCTTTACGAAGTGCTGTTAAATCTCTTGGGATTACTTTCCCAGTATTTTCATCCTTTTCATTCCATATTTCATGGCCTTTCTTATTCGTATTTGTACCATATGAACCACCACCATATGAACCACCATAACCTGTTGTACCTAAATGTGTAACATTTTTAATACCTTGAACAACATGATGACCTATAGCCTGAGAAATACCTAAATGTTCATCAATAGTAGCAGCTATCATACCAGCAGGGCCAAAAGCAGAAGCTAGTGCTAATTGTATACCAGTCTTTATACCTTTTTTAGCAAGTTCACCAGCATTATTTGCTACAGTATCAGCACCTTCTTTAATAGATGTTAATAATCGGTTAGGTTGCTTTTCTTCAATATCAGAAGGGTAATTAATATCATTTTTAAGTCTATTTTTAAGTCTATTTTTAAGTTCTTCTTTTTCTTTATCTTTTAATTCTTTTTCTGTTAGATTTTTTAAATCTTTTGTATTATCTGCAATATTTTGTAAAGCATTTAATGTATTATCTTTGCCACCAGTCTTTCCACCAGTTTTATTAAGTGCTTTTTTACTACTTGCTAGCTCACTTTTAACTGTATCAGTCTTAAACTTTAATATTTCATCTTCAGAGAACTGTTCTGGGTCATAACTAGTAGAGTCAAGATTCTTCCTTAATGCGTCTGCTTTTTCTTTGGATATTTTAGCTAATTCAGAAAGTAATGCTTCATATTCTTCTTGTTTCTTTTTCTTTGCTTCTAAAATAGGATCTTTACCACTTTTTTTCTCTAATTCTTTCTTAACAGTATCAATGTTATAATCTAAGACTTCTAATTCTGTAAATTGTTCTGGGTCATAACCAGTACTATCGAGATTCTTCTTTAAAGTATCTGCTTCCTCCTTAGAGAATTTAGCTAATTCTTCTATTAATTTTTCATATTCTTTCTGTTTCTTTTTCTTCTCATTTTGTAATTTAGTTATACCTGAATTATCTAATTCTTCTTTAATTCTCTGAATTTTAGCATCTAAAATATCTAATTCAGAATATTCATCTGGGTACTCAGTATTATGTAATTCTTCTTTTATTAATTCTCGCTTTTCTTTTGATAAAAGAAGATATAAATCATTTAATTCTTTTTGTTTTTTATCTATATCTGATGTATACTTATTTTCTTTACTTTTTAATTCTTTTTTAACATACTCAATATTAAGTTTGAGTATATCTATTTCTGAAAATTGTTCTGGGTCATAATCAGAACTATCCAGGCTTTTCTTTAAAGCCTCAGCTTCTTCCTTAGAAAATTTAGCTAATTCTTTTTCATATTCTTTTTGTAACTTATCTAATTCTTCCTGTTTTTTCTTTAATTCTGCATCATACTTTTCTTTACCTTTAATTCTTTTTATTTCTTCTTCTGCATACTGAAGTTTAAAATCTAATATTTGTAAATCAGTATAGCTAGAATCAAATTTAGTACTCTTTATTCCTTCTTTAATACTATCTGATGTTTCCTTTGATACATCATTTAGTAATCTATCTAATTCTTCTTGCTTTTTCTTTAATTCTGACAGGTGTTTTTGTCTACCTTTATTCCTATCTAATTCTTCTTTAGCCTTTTGAATTTGAAAATCTATTTTTTCAAGTTCTGGATATTCTGAAGAATATTCAGTATGTTCAAATCCCTCCTTTACATTCTTGGCAGCTTCTTCATTTTCCTTAGTAAGTTCAGCTAATATCTTCTCTAATTCATCTTGTTTTTTCTTTAATTCCGAATCTTTTTTAGTATTATCCGCTTTACTTTTAATAGTTTCTTCTAATGCTTCTTTAGCTTTTTTGATTTTAATTTTTAATATATCTAATGGTGAAAAATCAGAAGAATACTCGGTATGCTCAAAGGAGTCTAATACTATATCAGCATTCTTTTTGGAAGTTTTAGAAAGTTGGCCCATTAACTTATCTAATTCTTTTTGTAATTTTTCTAAGGGTGACTTATTATCTTTCCTATCTTCTTTAAGTGCATCCTTAACTTCTTTGACTGCAGCCGCTACTGCATCATTACTCATTTTTTTCATTCTATCTTTAAAATCTTTTACAAAAGCCTTTTTAGCAGCAGCTGCTGCATCAGAAATATATTTTGCAGCATCCTTATCTGATAAGCCTTTTCCAACAATTTCTTTTTTAGCAATTTTTCTAGCTGCTGAACCAGCAGCTAGTCTATCCTTTCTGTAGCTATCTTCCTTTCGTAATCTTTCAGCTTCTACCTTTGCTTCTTCTCTTGCTTTTAATTTTGCTGCTTTTATCGGATCATTATCAAAGGTATCAGCCATAGTAAATACTCCTTTTTAATTATTTTCTCAAAGATTTTTGTCTGGAAGCGGCTACTTTAGCTAGCTTATTTTGTTCTTCAAAATGGTTAGCCAAGTTTTCGTGAAATGCTAGAACGTGGTGGTAACTCATCTGGCGTATGTTCTGCAGGTTTCCCAACTTTATCAAAAGAAATTCTCTCTTCAATAAATCCTGCGTCGATATAATGGGGAGTAAACTGAAGTAACCCCCAGTCCATCCTGAAAGATTTACTGTATTTACAGTCAGGACAAGTAACTGTAAAACTACTATCTAACCCATGTTTCATTTTATCAAAGGCTGCTTTAAGTAAAGCAAACCCAACATTATCAATAGTCTTAAAATCTACTTTAGATACACTTTTAATTTGATCGACTATATTGTCTTCTTTCTTTTCTTTAAGAAGTTGAAGGTGGTGTTTTATTCTAAAAAAATCAACTTCTACTTTAGTACCATCTAAGTCAACTATAGCAGTAGATTGTACTTCTGGAGGTAATTCCTCAAAGCTAATCTGACCATGTGTTACTTTTTTCCATAGTTTAGGTATTTTACTTACTTTTATATCACCAATATTTAAGAATAATTCATCCTCTTCCAATTCAGAATACTTTACCTTACATTTAGGACATTCACCTAAGCTAAAAGTATAACTTGGGTTAGAATAACTCAAGATAACCATACTTAATTCTATGAATGACCAGTCACCCATAGTAATTTCATCAATATCAACGCCTGTTACAATATCTCTTTTTTTAATATAATCAATTAAATCAGAAGACCTATCTCTATTTTCGGAAAATTCAATAACTTCCTCATAGGTAAGTCTACGAAGTTTAATTTTTTCACCATTGAGATTAGGATACGGAATATAACCAGAGGGAATAATATTTAGGCTAACATGCATTTTTTTTAATACTCCTTTATAGTTTGTAAATAGGAAAATAATTGAGGATTTTTAGGAAGGATTAGTTTGGCTGGAGACCTACGATGGATAAACCTACATCTATTGAGATTGTTTCACCGTGGCTGCTGCCGAGTGAATAATTGAAAGTACCATCTGGTAAAACGAGTAATGAGTAAGATTTTTTAACTGAACCATCAATACCTTGTAATTCTAGTGTTGCTTCCTTAGCTGCATTATTATCATTGAGTAGTGCAGTACCCCAGCTATTAGGACGTAATACTTGAAACCATTCTTCAAAAAAAGTATGTACTATATACTTATCTGTTTCATAAATAGATATAGTTAAATGACCTCTACCAGCCTTTTTAGGGTAAGTAAAACCATAAGGCCCATATTCTACTTTTCCATTTTCAAATTCCATTAAACTAGTACCTACTTGGTGACAAGGCATAGGTCCTGGAAACCCAGAAATGGTTAAATCCCACATATAATTTCTAGCAAAGGGAAGTAACCCTATCCATGTATCAGCAGTTGTTATCATTTCCTTTCTCCTTTATATTAAAGGAATGGTGGTTTAAGTTATTATCCACCATAGTGTAATTTTGTAAACTAGTTTATATCTATCTTTAACGACTAGTTTTAACCTCGTGTTGCATAGGCATAAGATACCGTAAAAGAAATAGTATAAATACCTTCTTTATCAGAAGTAGTAGTAGGAAGTTCTAAACTTCCAGTAAGAACACAGTTGTGCATAGTCCAAGTAACTTTAGGTGTACCATCTAACTGATTAAGCATAATCTTTAATTCTTGAGTATAACCTTCACCAGTTGAAGCAGGTGCAGTTGTATGAGTACCACGTTGGTCATCCCATATAACAAGGCCAGCATCAAATAACTGAGTTATAATATCAAAGCTATTATTTTCAATCAACTCAAACGTAATATCATTCCATGTTTTAGCACCTGATTCAGGAATTGTGAAAGCCCTTACATTTGTTTCAACTTTAGATATATCATAGCTAGGTTGTCCAGAACTAGAACACCTAAAGTTAAAACCTGATAAACCCCCAAAACCAGGAAAGCTAACATCCCATAGATATGACCTTGCACTTGGCCCACTACTAATAACATTATCAGCAGTTATAGTCATAACAATAATCTCCCTTTAAATATTAATTACCCCATTGTAGCATATGCGTATGCTACAGTAAATGTAACAGTATATATTCCTTCTTTTTCTGAAGCAGTATTAGGAAATTCTACGCTTCCTGCTATAACACAATTATGTAATGTCCATGTTACTACTGGTGAACCAACTAAGTTATTAAGCATAATTTGTGTATTATTAGTCTGACCACCACCAGTAGATGCTTCAGCATAACCATGAACACCAGTAGTATCATCCCAAACAACTAGACATTCATTGAATAGTGTTTTAATAATATAATATTTATCATTCTCAATTAATTCAAACGTAATGTCATTCCATGTTTTAGTACCAGATTCAGGAATTGTAAAACCTCTAAGATTTGTTTCAACTTTAGCTACATCAAAGCTAGGTTGTCCAGAAGTGGAACATCTAATATTAAATAATTCACCACCGCCTGGTATCTGTACATCCCATAAATATGATCTAGCTGTTGGTCCACTACCGATAATATCATCAGCAGTTATAGCCATAGAATCACCTTAAATTATCCACTTAATTGAACTGTTTTAAAATCAATACCAGTCTGAGTTATAACAATTCTGTTGTAAATATATTCAACTGCTTTAGTAGGCTGAACATACGTGTCAACATTCATAATGTAGTTATCAATATCTTCAGGGGAGTTATTAGTTAAATCACAGACAACATTAAAAGCATAAACACCATTCTGATTTTGAATCTGGGTCATATAGTTTCTGATACCTACTCGTACTAAATTTCTTGTAGAAACATCATTAAGTTCAAATTCATATGCTTCTAAGAATGCTTCAATACCTTTTTCAATAACTATAAGTAACCATCTTACATTAGCTCTATCTAATGCTGAAGGAATAGCATATAATGTTTTTTGACCCCAAATTACAATACCTGTACCTGGTTTATAACGTATTGCATTAATGTTATTATCATATAATACATTTCTTTCCCCGAGTGTGTAATGTGTATATACATCAAGTACTGGTAATGAACCACGAGTCCAACCAGCAGCTGGGTACCAAGGATAGAATTGGTCACAAGTATAACTAAATGCACCAGCAATATAACCAGTAGGTGGAACCCATCTTTCTCTACCGTTGTATGTATCATATATCTTTAGCCACCCAGCATACAGTCCAGCAAAAGAAGTATTGATATTCAGCTGATATAATCTATAATTAATGAGGTTATTAATATAGTTAGTTGATTCTTCGATATGTAATGGAAAATGATAAATACCATAACAGTCACCACGTCCCCTATAAAGTGGTCTATCACTAAATTGGGCAATAGCTACCTGATAAGGCACACTTCCAAGTGTATCCATAATCAGACTTACATTAATATCTTCTTTATTAGAGAAAGTGTTAAGGGCATTAATAAAACTTCCTACATTAACTGCTAAACCATTACCTCCACCAGATAAAAATATTAAACTTGATTGGTCATAAACACATGAAGCATGTTCTAATGAAGCACTAGCACAAGCCATAGTTTGTAATTCAGGAAGGGTATTTGCTAATACTCTAATGTAATAGGATAGACCATTAATTTTATCTTCCATAAAAAGTGCTTGACCATAGCCATCATTTTTTGTGACATTAGAAATAGTCCAATTGTCAGAAGTACCTTGAATAGTATAATTATTATTTCCAAGATCAACTTGTTGATAAACATCTAAATCAAAAATATTATTAATACAATCAATATTTTTAATATCAAATGCTACACTATTTGCCCAAAGGCCTTGAGAATCACTATATACTACTGCATAGTCAGCAGCTTCAGAAATATATTTAACAGTAAGATTATTAGTTGGAGTATAACTTGATACTAATACAAATTCAATATTAGGATTTGTAGGACTATCATACATTACCCTACCAGGTTGAGCAAGATAACTACCTGCGGTGTCATGAATTAAAGCACCTGTAACAGGGTCATTCCAATTAGCCTCTACAATATACCCATTTCCATCTGCCCATGCTATAAGTTTAGTGCCATCATAAATTTTTACTGTTGCACCATTGCCATTTGTTGTATCTACACCCTGTTTTGTTTGATCCTCTAAACCAGTAGAAGGATTAATTGGGTGTGGTAAAGGTGTTACCAGAGGTGCAGGTACAAGAAAATCTTGAAATGTACGATATTCTGATTGATTCATAGTAGGTGTATAACTATTACTAACATAATATCTAAAATTTAGACTAGTTACTACCGTATATGAAGAAAGAACATGAAAAGTATATGTACCATCATTAAAGTTAAAAGTATTAGCTGTACCATAGCTAGTATCAATTACTGTACCAGTTAAGTCTTGAAAATTACCTGCAAAATCAATCCATGCTAACAGTGTTGTACCATCATACAGAAAAGTAGTTGCATTAGCCTGAGTACCATAAGTAGGTGCTAATACTGCTGTACCAAGAGTACCTGTATAGGGATTATGAGCAGAGGGAGTATCTAAAATTTTACTATTAATTGTATAATAATTAACTGCTACAGTACCTTGACCTTTAATAAATACATCAGGTAGTGCATAGAATATAAATTCACCATTTACGTTATTAAACATTGATGGTTCTAATGGGTCAACAAATATAATATCTGGTGCATCAACAAATGCCCCATTATTACCAGCATAAGCATATACTGTACCATCTACAGTAAGTATAATAGGTTGGTCAATAGGTGGTAAAGGATTAATTGTACCAGGAAGTGTACCCTGAAATTCAACTTCACTTTTAGTATTTAGTGTAATTGAAAGTGGTCTACCACTCCAATTATATCCAGTAGGGTCTAAATAAATAGATTTTGTAATATCATTATACAGTAATTCATCTTGAAAAGATAAATTAGGAAGTCCCCAAACTGCCCAAATAGTGACACCTTTTGGTGGTGCTGTAGCAAAGGTAACTGTTACCTCACCAGTAATATAATTAACTGTATTTACTGCACCAACATCATTAGAAATAATATAGAAAGGATCACCACCAATGATAGAACCAGTCTGACTAGTTGGTGAAGTTTGTAAGTCATAACCTACTTTTCCTTCATCAACATAGATTGAAACAGTGTTAGGAAGACACCTTCCAAATGTTAATTTTCCTGAGAATACTGTAGTAATATTATCTGCAGTACCAATGGCGACTGGAAAAGAAGAACCAATTAATGCACCACCATAAGTAGCTTCATTAGCTACTCGCATAACCCAACAATTTTGAGATTTAGTAAGGAAGTTTGAAAGAATATAGTAAGCATCACAAGAAGCTGGTCCAGGTTTACCTAAACGCAAGTCTGCTTGATCCTGTCTACTAATAAACATTCTTTCCCCAACCAAACCCTTTTCAAATGTACCTATAACTAGTCCTGTTTCTCCTTGATAAGAAGGAACTCTAGCAGACAAGTCATACTCAACGGTATATATCTGTGGAGAGGCCATCTATTACTCCTTTCAGGTTGATTTAGAAATTTTAAGTGTACCAGAATATTTATTCTGCACATATTTATACTGTGCATTTGTCATATTGTACGTATGTACTGAATTAGGATGTATAACTATCATATTATCAGGTGAAGGATCATCTTCTAGATCAATAATTATTTGAACAGAAGATAAATTCCTGATAATATATAAAGATACTGTAGTATTTGACATAATTACTCCTTTCACAGAGTGACTAACTTTAAGGAATTAGTAAAATTAATTTTCCTAATAACTTTTTCTTGTGTTGTATAAATCATATATGTACTAAGTTTAAAAGAACCATCTAAAGCATAGTACTTACCTTTACCATCGTAGTCTTTACTTTCCAAACCTCTAGCTGATGTAGATAAAGGTGACATTTCAGTTATAGGGGTTATATAATCACCTTGTATTTCCTCACTGTTAAATTGAACAGTTATAAAAGGCTGTAACCCTAATGAGAAATAAAAACTAATAAAATTAAAATATTCAGTCATACTACTGCTTATCAAAGCTATAGTTATACTTAAATCAATGGGAATCGCAGTTGATACATCAGCCATAGTAAAATTTGTATTATAATTTCCCTTGATTCTATCTGCTTTCTTTACAGTAGTCGTATTTTCTATGTCAGTACAGTAATATGATATAATTGGTAATTCTATTGGTAAATTATTATCATGTAAGTATGAAAAAATACTATCTTTATCATGATAAACTATTTTATTTTCACTTAAACCAGATTTTTTAGCTAATTCTGAACCTAAACAAGCTAGCGTAGATTCAATCATTAATATTATCCTAAAAAAAGCCTTCACTCCTAAAGAAGATGAAGGCTCTTTATTTAAAAATAAATAGTTAATTCTTTGGAATGAGTATCTGTATTTGTTATCGTAACACTGTTCAAATTATTTGCTACAATAGATAAAAACCCACAATTAAAAAATGAAATAACTTGATTAGATGTATTAGATAAAGCTATAGTTAAACAATCCTCATTACATAAAACTATTAAATAAGAACTTGATGTTAAAGATATAGAACCTGACATACCAGAACCCAAAATTAATTGTTTAGAAGTCATTCCTTGGACAGATAAGGATCTATCAAAAGAATTAACTTGAGTTCTGGCTTTTGAAGTAGAATAAGTTAAAATAGAATTTATAGCCAAAGTAGGCATAATTAATCCTCATCTTCTTTTTCTTCTGGTTCTTCCCCTGTTAAATATGAATAATCAGGATTTATTAAAATAGTACTACTATGCATTTCACTTTCATCATCACCAGAAAAATCTAAATCATCTTCAATACCATCAAGACTCTCTTCATCTTCCATTGAGGCTTTTAATGAAAGTAAACTTTTAGCCAAACCATTCATTAGTGCATCAACATCATTTGAGGCAGATACCTTAATAAATAGTTCGGCAGCACTTCTATTTTTTCCAGCTTTTGCCAAGGCATAAGCCTTTAAAAGATTAGTCCCTGCATTAATAATTTCTTGAGACATTTTAATCCCCCAATTTATCAGACTTTGATACCATATGCAATTGATTGAGCATTAGCGAGTACCATAGAACAAACTTGGTCAAGAAACCAACCCTTCTTTGCTTCACCTTCAGAATATCTATTAATAGGCTCAACATCCATAGAACCACGAACAGTAAAAATACCATGATTGATAGGTGCGCCAATAATAAAAATTTCACCTGGGTTCAATACTTTCAATGTAGGCTGACGGAATGAGTCAGTAGTAATGGTTACACCATAAATAACACCAAGATAACCATCCTGTAACAATTCCCATTTAGTAACAGGGTCCATAACACCAGAGAAGTCAGTATTACTTGCAATATCAGGCATAAGCGTAGCTGACAAGTAACAGTTAACTGCAGGAATACCCCATCGTGATACTTGATTAATAAGTCTAGCAAGTACTGCAGGTGTAAAAGTAGAAAAGTTCTGAATGGTGTTACGAACTGGTGCAGCCTGAAAAGCCATATTTTTCCAGCAACGATCCTCAGCAACCATTGTAGCTTCTAATGCTTCTTCATATTTCTCACCGAGTAAGTCACCAGGAAATCTACCGATTTCAGCAGTATCAATAAGTACATAACCATTTATATGAAATTCAGGTGGAAGAATTCTTCTCTGACGAATTTCACTTGCCATAACAACTGAGGGAGAAGTAGCAATGAAACCAAGAATATTTTTTTCACGTACAATTACTTCATTGTTTTCACCCTGTCCAATATTACGAAACTGCATGAAACGTCTTACAAGACCTTCACGCATGGTAGTTTCATCAACTTCAGCAGCAAAGGCTTCACCAAGTACCTGCATAGATTTACCAGAATGGTCATTCATGGCTTCAATTAAGACTTGATTACGTTCACGAATTTTCTCAGAAGAATCAGCAGCAGACGCTTTAACAAAAGCACCTGTTTCATTAGCCTTCATTGCATTTCCAATCTGCATAAGAAGATCAGCAGTATTAGAAGCATTTATCTCACCTTTGTTATCAGTAAAAGCATTAGCTTGACCAGGAAGTTTGGTTCTACCAATAGCAAAAGGTTCTTTTTTCTTTGTATCAATCACTGTATTTCTATAAGGATTAACCATTTTTTTAATTCTCCATATTTTGTGTAAAACTTTTAAGTTTTAAGTTATTATTTACAAAAGCCGGATAGTTTATGCCGGCTTTAGTATTTTAATTAAACAAATCGTACTCCAATATATGGAATATCAGCAGTAGGAATATGTGTAAGTACACAATCAAGAACAGTACCACTACCAGTATCTGTCAACATACCATTAGCACCAAGCATAACAGGGGAAGATTGTGTCCAACCAGCAGAAGCATCAAACTGATCTGTAAATACTTCGCCTCTAAGAATAACACCAGTTGTACCAGTAATAGCAGAAGGTGTAAAACTAGTATACATAGCCTGATTATTAAACATAAGATCCAAAGAAGTAGGATTATATTTATATGTAATAGACATAAGTAACCCAGCTTGGGCAGCATTGAAGGTCAATGAAGTACCTGCAATACTGTAAGCAGTAGCAACAGTAGAAGGATCCCCGATGGTCAAACCAACAGTACCATTATTAACATAAATCTGTGCTGGGATAGAACCATTTGCAGCAACAGGAATGTAAGAAAGATTAATTGTATAAGGTGGGGTAGCAGGAACATTATAATATTCTACTGTGGTCAATACAGTTGGTGTCAAAGTATAGCTGTAAGAAAACCCAACGAAACGTTCACCTACCACACCCTGGCAAGGATAAACATACTCAAATCCATTATCTAATGCGCTAACGAGAGCTAAACCTTCAGCAGTTACTTGATAACCAGGCTGAATAGGAAGCTCTTTACTGTCCATTATTTTAGTTCGTCCAATAAAATTAAACATAAAAAAATCTCCTTTAAAAATTAATTTGTTTCAATTATTTGAATTTAATACGATCTCTATATGTATTCACAGATGTTTTAACCATACTTCTATTAAGTGAAGAATTAGCAGTTATTTCACTAGTAGAAAAGGGAAGATTACCAGCTTTTAATTTAGCTTTAAACTCTTTCTTTTCAAGATCTTCTTCTGTAATCATAGCATTAACTGTACCACTAGCTTGAATAGTAGCTTTAATTGCAGAATAAGATTCTTCTTTCTTATACATAAGTTCTGTGGCTTTGGCTATGATAGAAGAAAATACAACTGGTCCAGCATTGAGAAAAGAGGCTTCAATAGCCTTCTTCGTATCTGATTCTGGCATACCCCTTGAAACAAATTCATCATAGAAACTTGCCTTGAGTTCTTTATTTAAATCTGAATACACACCTTTCGCAGAACCTTCAATAGCAAGTGCCATACAATCTTGGAATTTAGGAAGAATAGTAGATTGAAGTCTTTCAAATGCCATACTTTCTAAATCAACAGAATTAATAAGTTTTTTGGATTTAAAAATTTCACCATTAAAATCTTTAATCGCACTAGCTAAAGTTGTTTCTTTTACTCTATTAAGAAAAATTTCAGGGAATCTAGCATTATCAAAAATGAGGTGAGAATCAGCACTCATTCGTGATTTTTTTAATTTCAAGAAAGGCTGACCATTATGGAAGAACATCCATGTTGGTTCAGGATTACTAAGAAAAGATGCTTCAATACCTTCTTCAGTTACATTATCAACACCATTTGCATTATCTGCATTAGAATCATAAGGTAATTCTTTTACTTCATCATCATTAATTTCTGGTTCATTTTCACTGTACTCGGTAGTAGAATTACTTGTATCATCATCTACTTCTGAATCACCTGTGTTACCATGAATTTTATCAGTCTTAGCTAAAACACCTTTTTCTTTCATTAAATCAACATATTCGGATGGGTCAAAATCTTCATCCTCTTCTTCAGAAGCTTCCATTGTTAAATGGTTATTTTCAGATTCAAAACCAGGATAATCATTTACATCTTCACTTGGTTCTGTATCAGAAGCAGAATCAACTGTATCTGCTTTAATCAATCTAAGAGCTTTCTTTAACTTTGATACAGCACTAGCTGTTATTTCATCACTACCACTGTCACTACCACTGTCACTACCACTGTCACTACCACTGTCACTACCACTGTCACAACAACTACCATCATCACATTCTTCTTCACAATCATTGGCTCTAATCAATTTTCGTTTGTTTCTTTTATGACTAGCAGAAATATATTCTGTTTCATCAATAGTGTCTTCTACATCATCTGTACCATTATTATCACTACCTGTTTCACTAGAAGCCTGGTCATCACTATCAGTACCTTCATCCTCAGATGCCTTAATGAGTCGAAGTGCTTTCCTCAATTTAGCTGTAGCAGTGGTAAGTGTTTGATCTGAAACAGTACTATCTAAATCATCATCCTCTGAATCACCACAACCATCACCACATTCAGTATCATTTCCTTCTGCTGCTTTGATAAGACGAAGGGCACGTTTCAATTTAGATGTAGCAGTTAAAACATCATCACGATTTACATAATCATGTGTTTCACTACTCAATTCATCATCTGATTCATTAGCTAAATTATCATCAGCGTCATCAGTATAAGAATCATTACCTGCCATATCTTGTGATCCACGATAAGAATCTTTAAGATTACTATTATCTTTATCATTGATGTATGCTGCTTCTAAATCTTCATATTCTGATTCATTAAAAGTATCATCATCATCTTCATCTTTCATAGCCATAGACTTATCAGTGTTAGCTTTAATTCTTTTAAGTCTTTCCCTGCTATCTTTAAGTCTAGCATTAGCCTGTACGACCTTAGGGCCTGGTCGTTCATTATTTACTGCTGAATCATAAAATTCTTCTTCAAAATCTTGGCTTACAGGTGTATTATCTTCATGATCCTCTGATGCATCAGCAAATGTATCTTCATCTGATTCAGGTGATGGGTCATTAACATTCATTGGTGAATTCCCAATATTTCTTTCATTATTCATTCTTGAATTATAAAATTCTTCAGTATCTTCATCTGCAACAATTTTAGCAGAACCACAATGACTACAAAACATAGTAGCTGCCAATTGAGCATTTGATTTAAGTGAATTAGAATAAATATAACTTTTACACTCAACACATTTTAATCTTGGTTCCAAAGATGAAGAAGTAGCACTCAACATAACAGGCAGTGAGTTACCTTTCAACTTTGAAAAACAAATTGGACAAAAATTATCTTGTCTAGCTACAACAAGAAATTTGTCACAACAGGTACACTTAACTTTTGCTAACGCATCAGGTGAACTTGCGTAGATAAGTATCGGTTTCTTTGCCATAAAACTTCCCTCCAAAAAGGTTTAAATTGGATTGCCAACAGCAGTAATATCAGCTGGGTCAGCAACCCAACTATTTTCTATAAAAACTGGATCAACTGCTGATATGTAGTGTAACTTATTATTAACAATATTTCCATACGATCTTAATTCAGTATAATCACCAGGGCATTTACAAGTACGTTCAACACCAGGCCCTAATAAATTACCACATAAAGAACATCTAAAAGTAGTACATACTGCACCCATTGAGAACTGATTGGTTTTAAGTTTTAAAATTTTTTCAGTTAATTCTGGGTATTTTGTTCTATCAAAAGCTGATAATACATTTACTTTATATAAATTATAAGCTGGCACATATGTCAAAGAAGCATCAAGATTAATTCCTTTAGCCTCAAGAAAATTATCATTCTTATGCTCAACATATGTAGGACATCCAACAAAAGTAGAATATCGTTGTCTTTTATACTCTGTATCAAAATCTAATAGTGAACCCATAGAAAATGATTGGTTTCTTCTATTGGGAATACCAGAAGTTATAACAGGTACAGGTATTACAACATAATCTTTTATATTAGCAGATATCTGATACTTTAATGAAGCTGCTTTCAACCATGAAATATCTACTGGCCTATTAAGGCCACTAGCCTTTAAATCTACTACTTTTTTTCTTTTATCAGAATAAACCTCTTGTTTATACATTTCAACAGGAGGAACATCATTCTCTACATAATTACCATAAATCCTTACTTTTTCCACATTTCCCCCTAGGTGAACTACGCATAGCTGAAGCACCTGCGTTTTATGAAACCCACTATAATTCTAAATTTAGATATTTTAGAACATCTTCATTATTCCATATTCTATCTAATGGAACAATCGGAACAAATGAAAAACAACCCTTTTTAACTAATTGTGTTTGTTTTCTTAAAGAAATTAATTTCTTAACTATATCAGTATTTAAGTATGAAACAAAACTTTTACATTTTCAGATATTTTTTCAAACAACATATTCTAGGTTAAATGTTTCAACTTTCCATAATTCTCATCTAATAATCTGTCAGCTTGATTAGGTGTTAAAATTGATTCTCTAGGTATATCTTTAAAGGCGGAGCCTTCCATTTCACTATTTTCTTCCTGCGGAATGGCTTCTTTTAAAGATTTTTGGTATTCCCCTATTTTTTTACGATATTCAACATCCTCTCCTAATGAATTTAATAGATTATTTATATTTAAACCTGCTGCACTTGCATATAAAGCTAAAGGTATGGGTAGCCCCTTATCTGCAACAGTAGATAATGTTTCAATATATGAAGAATCCATTTTAGGGCTTAAATCTTTCATCCAATGAACTGTAGGAATTAAATACTTATTAAAACTAGAAAGATTCTTTTTAGCAGTTATTAGTGTATTTTCATCTGAACCATTAATCCTTACTCTATGATCTAACTGGGCTGGTGTAATCTTTCTTATTTCATGATACTTTGAAAGAAGTAAAAATATCTTATTGTAGATGATATTAGTAGTCATAAAATCACGAAATGCTTTTTGTGTTTCAATAAAGGTAGATAGAGAAACCTCAGCAGTTGCAAAGTTTGCTGAACCACTGTTATGAACTACAATTCCATTAGCAATAAAAGCTGGTGCTTTTTCACTTTCAATTGTTAAATCATATAAGTGTTTTTTTCCTAACTTAACAATACTTCTTATATTATCAAATACATATTTTATTTCAAATAAAGATACTAATTTTTTAGTTAAACTAGGACTTACCTGTTCTAATAAAGAAATAAGGTCATTATATTTTCCTTCTTCATAAGAAGAATATAATAAATTTTTAGCTTCTTTATTTCCTACAACATCATCTAAGAAATCAAAAGTTCTAATTTCCCATTTTTTTATTAATACAGTTTCACCTTCATCATTCTCAAACCATCCACCTACATTAACTTCTTGTTTAATATGCCTTTCTCTTAACAGTTCATTAATATATTTAACTGGAATTCCAATAGTTCTATCTTGTAAGTCATAAATAGTATATTGAGATTTTACACTACATAAATATTTTTGTATTTTAAGATATAATTTATTTCCGAAAGTACCAGTTACCTTTAAATGATTTGAATAATTTCCGAAAGTACCAGTTACCTTTAAATGATTTGAATAATCTGGCATAGAATAACTTAAAATACCTAAATTAATAAGGATTACTCTTATTTGATTTAACACTTTGATAGAATTACTGTAGAAAGTTAAATTTATTGCACCTTCTTTCTTATTAACTGACCCATCACCATCAATAAAGCCAGCTATAAAAGATATTTGACTTTCACTATCTGCTTGAAGAATACTCCAAGGAATTGTTCTTAAATGACACCTTTTAAAACAATTATCATGTCTTTTATTAAAAGGTATATCAAACCCTAAATATATAAACCATTTACTTATTTGTTCACTTTCTAAGTGAACAGTAAAGTTATCAGGGTTTAACCTTTCTTTAAGTCTAGAATGTTCAATTATACAATCTAAGTTAAAGATAGATTTAATTAATAATGTATATTTAAAAATTAAATTCTCATCAGAACTTTCAAACCTAATATGATTATTATAAACTTGTCCATTGCTAAGTATTAAACCAACAAGATAAGATAAATCAGGTGTCATAAATTCTGGTTTAAAGATTTTTAAATTACTATTATCTATTTCTATAAATTCTAAATTTAAAGATAATTTTCTATTAACAATATTTTCACCTTTAATATCTATAAAAATAGTATCATCAAAAGTTAAATCTTTAACTTCTTTCCAGATAGGTTCTAACCCTTTAGAAAGAACTCTAATTAAATGTTTAGGAGTAGCTTTAAAGTTATAACCTAAATTAGAAGTAACTTCCATTACTTCATTCTTTCCACGGTACCACCATTTTGTAGCCTTTACTTCTTTACCCTTAATTCCCTTTATAGATAAATTAATATCAATACCACTATCCTTTTTTAACCCTTTTCTAGAACAAATCTTACCTATAGGAATTAACCCATTTTCAGTACTTATTAAAGTATCACTTGATAAACACAAGAAATCATCATTAATTCCAAGTGCCCTCATTTTAGCACTAGAGAAAACGTCCCATTCATCGCTTACTCTCCAAAAATCACTTCCAGAATTTTTTACTACTATACTATTAGCTACAAATATTGGTGTTCCTGTCATTGATAAATCATAAACATGTTGAATTCCTGCTTTAGTAATTGATTCTACTTTTTCAAACTTATATCTATTAGTAATATTAACATTTATACCACTTGATATACAAATACTTTTTCCTAGACAGTTAATAGCTTCTGTTAAAGATATATTACCATCTTTATCCATAGATAATAATTTATGATTTTCAGTACAATTTAAAATTTTACCAGAAATTGAAGTTAATTGTATTATTTCTTTTTTACCTTGATATATCCAATATTTAGTAAATTGATAGGTTTCATATAGTCCTTCAATTTTTATATATAAGTCAAATTGAGTCCCTGGTTCTAATTTATCTGGATTATGAGAAACTAAACTATCAATTCTTCCTAACCCTTTATCAGTACTTATTAAAGTATCACCTGTCAAACATTTATGTTCTTGAACATCTATTCCAGCCCTAGTAGTAAGAACAGCACCCATAGGGTCTTGGTCAGCATTAATAAACATACCAGTTATATTATCTAGTTGTTCATCAGTTGGTTCCCATTCGTCTGTACCACAATTCTTTACAATAAAACCATTACCAACAAAGGCATGTTCATTTTCTTTATCAGTTACAGTAATATCATAAACATCAACTTTATATGGTATAGGTATTATTGAAACTATAGGGTCTAGGCTATTTAAAGTTGATGATGGGTTTAAATAAGGGTCAACCACTAATAAATCACCTATATTTAAATTCTGTACTTCTTCCCATTTAATATAATTTTTAGAAACTAGAAATTTATGAGTATCAGTTGCTTGAATATTATAGCCTGATTTAGTAGTTATCTCTTTAACAAAATCCATACCATTATAAACCCATCTTATAATATTTATTGTTTTACCATTCTTACCCCTAGTTTTAAAATTTACTTCTTTGTAATCACCTTTACTCATACCTTCTTTAGAACACAAACTATCAATTCTTACTTTACTTCCATTAACTATTATTAATGTATCTCCCGTAAGACAGGTTATATGTGTTATAGCCCTTTGCCTACGCCATGCACCAATTATAGTACCACGCATAAGGGCTTTTTCTATTAACCATATAGGAAGTATTCTTGTATAGTAAGATAATGAATGAATACCAGGTACATTTGATCTACTTAAATAAATAGTATTTAATGGTTCTAATTGTATTTTTTCTTTTTTTAATAATGCTAGAAATAACTCATTAGGTATTTCACTCAATGCTTCTTTATCCCTAGGATCCTTTGATCTAAGAAATTTCTTCATTTCAGCAGAAACTTTTAAATCTATTTTAGGGTCATATCCTTTTAATGGAATAGGCATAATTTCACATATATCTGGGTCATGAATAGATAAATCTGTAAATATACCTTTACCCTCATCAAATATTAATGAACCTATAACAGAACCAAGGACTAAATATGAAACAGAAAGTTGAATCATAAGTGAATGAATATTTAATTCACTTAGACTATCTTCATATATTCTAATAACTGATTTGTCAGAAATTCCTGTTATAACACAATCGGACCAAGGTAATGTTGACATTAAATCTACAGCTGGCCCAGAAACGCTATCATAAAGATAAATTTCTCTATATAGAGAATTTAATGTCAACTTATTATTTGAACCAATCATGTCATCTAGTAATTTTGACTCATAATTGGTAGGAAGCATATAAGCACTGGAGCCAGTACCATAGATACTTGCTTTATTACTTCCCATTACATTACCAGATAGTTTGGAATAGTTCAGCTTAAACATCTTTTTACCTTATTAAGAATTTGTGGTGACTGCTGCAACAGCAGTGGCTGCAACAGAAGCAGCAGTAGAAGCAACAGTAGGGGTAGTCGCAGCAGAAGCATTAGCTGCTGCAGTAGTAGCATGAGTAATAGCTACTTCCAATGCAGCAGATACAATAGGAGCTGCCACATTAATACCTTGTGACGTAATATTATTAGTTATATTATTAATTGCATTAGTTCTACCATCAGCAGTGGTAAGGATAGAAGGATTAGCTGCTACTGCATTTACTTCTTTTAATGCACTAGTCATAATAACAGAACCTTCTGCACTCATAAGTTCCATAGCAAAAGGTTTAAGAAATGTCCAAACATCACTAAAGAATAACTGAATATCTGTTTCAACTGTACTAAAAAAACTCATTGTAATTCTCCTTTTTAAATATAAAATTATTTACTAACTGGAGTACCACTTGGTTGTGAAACACTAATTTGTATATTAATCACTGCATGTTCAATAGCTGCATTAATCATAGGTATTGAAACAGTTATATTGTTATCTTCTAATTGATTTGTAATAAGAGTAGTAGCCATAGACTTTTTCTGAACGGAAGTCATGGGTTTTTGGGTAGAAATTATAGAAGACTGATATGTTTCAACTGCTTGAACAGCTGCCTGAACTATTTCTAAAAATATTCCACCCTCATTAGTTATTAATTGTGTAGCAAATGGTTTAAGAAAAACCCATGCTTTGGAAGTAAAGAATTCTATATCCTCTATAATAGCCATGAAGCTCATTTTTTACTTTCCTCACATTGAATTCATTTCTTTAAGATTTTTCATATATCTAGGACCTCTTTTCTTTCCAACATCCGATCTAGTGCCTCTTTTTCTAATAGCAGTTTCTTCTGCTTTTTTTTCTTCCTTGTAACCCTGATGAAGAAGGTCTTCTATCTTTTTAATATCATAATGTGTAAGAAGTTCTGCTATTTGATCTTGTAAAGAACCTTTTTTATAAGAAGGCATTTCTTCTTTTATTTCTTCAGGTGTTATACTATTAATTAAATCATCAGCAGAAGTTGGTTTTGATATTTCAGGCATTGCTTTCTTCTTTCTAGGGCCATGTTTATATACCCCCTCAGATGCACCTGCTTCTTCTGCTCCCTCTGGCTTATTCCACCATTCTTTAACAATTTTATGAACATCTTTAACATGATAGTTTCTTCCAATTTTCTTTGGAATAGATTCTGCCACAATAAATTTTTGAGCAGCAGAAGTACTTAATCTAAATGCTAAATCGTCATCATAGTCAAGAAATACATTTTGGGATGATACGTGCCTTATAGTTGCTTTTGCAAACTCTAGTCCTTTCGTATCCTCTAAAGATTCAGGCCATAAAACAACAACTTTCATTCCTTTTTTAAGTTTTGGTGTAGAAGCCTGTAACTCAGCTAATGCACTTTTAATTAAATAATTAGCATACTGTTTAACATACTGTCTTTTTTTGTGATTCATACTTAATATTCTCCTTTAAATTAAAATCTTTTGCTAGGAACAAGAAGTTTTTTGTCTTTTTTAGACATTGTTTGTGGGTTAAATGTTCGTTTTGCTAATTCTAACGCTTCTTCTTTAGATAAATTATGAGATTCTACTAATCTGTTTGCATACTCTAATATTTCATCTTTATAAAATTTAAATTTTTTATCTAAAACTTCTTGTTCTTTTCTTTGATTAATAACTTCTTCCTTATTCACAATATCTTTTTGTGACCTATGTATTTTAGCTTCTTCTTCTAAAGTTGTTGATGCAGAATCTTCTTTTTTAACCATTTTAGGTGAAGGATCTCTAAAAAAAGATTTAACATATTTATATACTGACCTTTCTTTAATAACACCTTCATATTTATCATCAACACCTTTTCCTATAAAATAGATAGAATCATAAGGTAGTTCACCTTTTTCTTTCTTGTAATCATACTCAAAATAAACCATATTATCTTTTACATCAGTAACAGTGGCTAAATAAAATGCTTTTGTATTTCCAGTAATATTAGGATATTGCACAAGTACTCTATCACCTGTATTAAATATAGGTATTGATGCTTCTAACACAGAAAGAGCTTGAGAAATTAATTTAATGATTTCTTTATTCATAATTTAAGTCCTATACTATTAATTATGTTTGTGACTATATCTACAGCATATTTAGCTTCAATAGATGCTACTTCTTTAGTTTTTAATTTATCTAATGCTTCTTTAATAGCTTTTTTAAGTTCTGCTAAATCTGTATCATTATAAAAAGCTGCATTTTTAGGCATATTTATATAACGCCAAGCAGCTAATATATGTTTAGGCGTATCAATAGGGTACTTATTATTAGTAGGGTCAGCAAATGTTACTTCACCATACTTTTTAATTCCATTTTCAGGATTAACGTCCTCCCTAATAGATATTCCACCTTCTAGTATGCTAATAGCTTTAAGTATATAATTCATAAGCATGTTCCTATTTAAGGAAATGGGTTGGTCTAGTAGGTTCAGTATTAGTAGGTTCAGTATTTTTTTGTATATGGTGAGGAAGGTCATACACTGCTTCGTCTTCTTCAATCTTTTTATGCTCATTTTCTCTTTCATCAGCAGCAGCCCTTTCTAAGGGGTCTTCCTGAGATACCTGCTGCAATTCTCTTTTCTTTAACTCTCTTCTAATTCTTCTTCTACCACTACCTGCACCACCTTCTATTAAAGAAAGAACTGCTGCTTCTATCAGAGCAGATGATTCAACATTTAATACTTTTTTAGGTGCATTAACCCATAGTTTTTTAACTTTAGGCCTATAAATCCATGACATAAAATAAGTAACTGATCTTCCTATTTCTGGTGCATTAGTCTCTATTTTCTTACCTATTCCTACAAAACATTTAGACGTTTTTTTCAATCTAAATTTTTGTAAACTATCTAGTATAAAATAAACAAAGTCTTTATCAACTATTGTTACTGTACCACACCTATATTGTGGCTGAGAAGCCTCTGGAGGATAAAGAATAATAATCCTATCACCTTTTTTAAAAGTAGGTACTGGGTTTGAATCTGATGGTGTATCTGGGTGAACTTTTAATTTACATTTCTCTGGTACTTTAGGTAATTCTTTTGATTTATTTTTAGGAATGACAGTATGTTTAGTATTTCCTTCTTTTTTAGGTGGTTCTATCAATGCTCGCTTAGGTGAAACTGGTTTTAATTTAGATATTGGTTTTAAAGGTATTTCTGCCAGAATCTCTAAAGATTTAATTGTATCTTTCAATACTCCTTTTAAACTCATAAATGACTCCCTTACTACCTATGAGAGATTCTCATGTTATTGAACCCATTAATGCAAATATTTTATCAACATAGTCTAATGACTGTTTATATATCCAAGTTTTAACTTGTTTTGCAGCTGGCTTTAATTCATTCCAAGTATTACAGTTACAAATCTTTTGTGCTTTTAATACATTACCTATACCACCATTATAACTTGCAAACATATAGGCTAATTTATCATTTTCTGTAGCTTCATTCTTCCAGGTATTATACAATGTACTATCATAATAAATACCGGCTTGTATATTCCATTTAGCTGTATCAATATTTCCTAATATATCAGGATTTTTCTTTTTTATTTCTCTAAATGTAGCAGGCATAACTTGAAGCACACCTCTCGCATTACATTCACTATGAGCATTTTCATCTAAACAGCTTTCACAAATAGCCTGACTCTTAATCCAAAGCCATTTATCATTAGAAACACCAAAATAATGTTTAACATTTGCTTTGAATAAAGCATCATACTTTGTAGAATATTTACTATTTTGTACTGGTTTTATTTTAATAGAATTTGTATTAATAAGTGTATCATCAGCATAACTTATTTTACATATCATTAAACTAAATATTAATAACAGAATTATACGTTTCAT